CCACCCGAGCCAACGGTCGAGGTAATCGTGCTGCCAGACACGGGGCCGGAGCCACCAAGAGCAGGGTTTGTCAGTGTGACTTGCTGCTGCGTAGCCGTTCCGCCGTTCGCCGCGCCGCCAGCGCTAGACACAAGCGTCGTGGTGCTTTGCGTGAAAGAACTTGTCCCGCCGACGCCGCCGCTGCCACCAGCGGTCGCTGTTCCGTTTAATGCGCCACCAGAATAGATGCCGGCAGCTCCAGCGGTTCCGCCATTACCGCCACGAACAGTAAGCGTAATGGTTTTATACTGAGGCACAGTAACGCTGCCAGACGCCGCCGTTGGTCCTCCAGCCGCCACTTTATTCGTGCCGTAGAAGTCGCTAAGGGTTACGACGCCGGAGGAAATGGCGGCGCACGCCGCACCTAGTCCGACGAGCTTGCCGCGATAGGCGTTCAAGTTCGTGCCGTAACCAAATTCGGTGTTCAGATCAGAGAGGCTAATCGGCGGGAAATTGCTACCTGCGGGGAGAGCCATTTACTTACCCTCCACGCGGGCCTGCTGCGCAGCCTCCAGCGCCTCGACGCGCACCGATAGCTCCTTCACGGCCTCGATCAGAACGCCGACAAGGTTGCCGTAGGCGACACTCAGTGTGTCGTCAGAGTTGCGGATCACCACCTGCGGGACGATCTCCTGCATCTCCTGCGCGATCACGCCGACGCCTGCCTTGCCGGTGTCGACACGGTCGTAAAAAACGCCGCGCATCCGGCCGACAAGCGCGACAGCGTCGCGGATCGTCTGGACGTTTTCCTTGAGCCGCGCATCCGAGTAGGCGGTGACATTGCCCGCCGCCGTGAAGTCGCCCGACGAGATGTTCCACGACACGCGCGCAACCCCGGCGCTATTCTTGAAGCCCGCCGTCGTGGCGTTGCCAAAGTAGTATCCCGCTGACGACCCCAGCGTCAGGGTCATCTCGGTCGTGCCACTGATGATCGACAGGTTGCCGCTCATCGTGCCGCCGGCAAGGTTCAACTTGAGAGCGTTGGCGTTGTCGACGTAGGTCTTGTTGGTGAGGTGCGTGCCGAGCGTCGGAACCGCAGATGCGACGACCGGGACGGTGAATGTCGCAATGCCGGTGACGCCGAGCGTCGAGGCGAATGTCGCCGCGCCAGTGACCGCCAGCGTGCTGCTCAGTGTCGCCGCACCAGTGACAGCTAACGTGCCGGTGTGTGTGCCGTTGACGCTGGTCAGGTTTCCCGACATCGACACGTTGCCGCCCGTGACGTTGAGCTGGCCGGAGCCGACGTTCAGCCCGTTGCTGGGCAAAGCGATAGGGCCAAGTAGCGTCTGGCTCGTCAGCTTGGTGCGGCTCACCATCTGGGTGTCGATGGTAGTGAAATTGTCGTTTAAGTGCCCACCCCACGCATTCGTGTCCGCGCCAACCTCGGGGAGGATGAACGAGTATGTGGGGGATATTGCGTTCGCCATGGCTTATTCCCAAGGAAGCGGTTTGCCCTCAGACGGAACGTCGTCAGGAAAGTTCAAAGACAGAGACTTGCGGGCGGCGGCGATCTCATTCGGCACGTTCAAGCTGATCCAGCCGAGAACCTCGTCCTCAGTCAGATGCGCGAAATCCTGCCACGGGCTGGCCGGGTTATAGGGGATGCTGGTCTTGCTCTGATAGGTAAATGACTTTGAGCCGTCTGACGCGCTAATTTCCCAGCGGGCGCAATGCACGACGTCCTTGCGCCCCTCATAATCTGGGAAGACGTCCATGCCGGTGACGCGCATCAGGTAGTCGACCATCAGGCGATCACCCCAATCGTCGAAACCCAATTAGGCGCATCATCGCCAGTCGCCGCGTCCATCCACTTTCCGGATGTGTCCATGTCGCCAACTTGGAAGACATACTGGGCAATCTGGTCGGAGAACGACGGCATATTGTCGGGCTGGCCGTTCAAGCGAAGCCGCCCCCAGTAGCCGGGACGCGCCACGGTCGGCGGCGGGTTGTCTGGATCAATCGGGCCGACGATGGGCTCGTAGACCGTGCCGACGATGTTTAAAAACCAACCACCGCCGCTCTCAAACGTGCCGTTGGTGATGATGTTGCCGTCAGCGTCCGCGAAGCCAAGACGCGCCGCCTCTTGGGCGAGGTAGTCGGCGTCTGGCGCTTTGAATACGATTTCCTGCATGTGGTGTTTCCTTAGTAGACCGCGCCGACCGTGGACTTCTGTTTGAGGATGGCGTCAGGGAGACGCTGGTTGTAGTAGGCGAACGAGCGAATATAGCCGCCCCATTGGCCCTGCGTCGTTGAGAACGCGCCGAAGAAAACTCTGTCAACTGTGGGGATTGATGCCGTTGTATCAACAAGCGCGTTTGACCCGCTTAACGACGACGCGCAGTTGTTCAATTGATAAGCGACTAAAAAGCGGTTCGTTGTGCTTATTGGCCACGCGCCAGATGTCTGGCTTACTTGAACAACACCACCAACAGCCGCTTGATAGCGCGAGTTTGCTGTCGTATTAGCGTCCGCCAACAGGTAGTTGTTCGCCGTGCCATCTGTTGCGGCAAAAATCGTAGGTGGAACTGACCCAACGCCAAGACCATTGACAGGGCGCGTAGTCGCCTCAATAGCGATTGTTCCAGCACTCGCGTTCCAATAGCTACTGAACGCCGCGCTCGTCCATTTCACGGCATCAGCCGCTCTCGTCACGCTGGCGGAAGTCGTGGGGATCGGGCTTGTGCTGAACGCCCCGGCCTCAAGCTGGGCTTGCCAGAGCAAAACACCTGACGCCCCGTTGCCAGTGTATGACGCCGCTGAATTTAGATAAACATACACAAGCCCGGTATTCGTCGCGGCTGATGTTCCGACAATCGTGCAGCGATACCAGCCATTTCCAGCGTTTGTGATAGACGCCGTGACGCCGGTTGCACCGGAAGTCGTTCCGGCAGACAAATCGAAAGTCGCTAATCCTGAGTTCATGCCAGCGCCGCCGTATTGCAGCACGGCGGTCGTTCTGCCAGCGGCCTTCAGATAGACGCTGAAAGCGTAGGAGCTGCCAGAGGTCGCTGAGAAAGCCCGAAAAAGTCTGTGAAGCCCCGTCGAAGTATCTTCAACCGTTTTATCGGCGTTAGTCGTTCCATCTGGAGACGTTGCAAAATTTGCAGTTGAACCAGAACCCCAGGCCAGTATGCCGCCGATGCTCCAAGCCGCATTGTCAAACTGGCCGCTGTAGGTCAGCAGATTAGCCCTACTCTCCTCGATCAGCATTCCGAGCGGCTGGAGAGTGGAGGGCGAGCAGTCAAAGCGTGGCTGATAGACGGCGGCTGTCGTGCTCGGAAGATAAGCCCGTGGCTGCGTCTGATACGTCACTGGCTCCAACTGCGCTTCCGTAACCGAACCGGAAACAGTCAGTGTCAGAGTGCCAGCGGTCGTCACCAACACAGCGGAAACGCGCGTAGATGCGCCCGTGCCAGCAAGGACAGTCGCGTTCGTGCCGCTACAAGTTACCGAGCCCGTGCCTTTGAAGGACAGAATGTAATTCTGTGCCAGCGTCGTGACGCTCTGCGTGGACAGCGTGGCGCTGTTCAGCAGTAAATTTGCCGGAGCCCAAGTGAGATTGCCGGTGCTGTCATACATCATCCGGTTGCCGGTCGTGCCGCTGTTGTCCAGCCACGCAGGTGTAGCCGTATCTGTCAGGAAGTTTTGGCTGACAGCAGGAGAGAAGACGGGCGCAGAAGCCCTCATGCCGAGGATCATTAGAGGCCTACAGTGTTCGAGCCATTGTAAATGCTGCTCAGAATGATTTCCGTGCTGCGTTTAGTTTGGATTGCGGCCTTGTCGCACGGGATGCCTCAAGCTCGATGTCGGAAAGGATCTTTTGATAGGCGCCCTCCCAAACAGCCAAACGCTCGTCGGCTTTGAGATACGGCGCCGAGTGGGCCAGCGTGCCGTAAAGGTAAAGGTCAGGGTATTTCGTGAGCGCCCAATTCGTCGTGCTTGTCGCATTCAGCGGCGGCATTGAGCGGTAATAGATCAGGTCCATCTTGAGAGGGTTACTGATGGTCTGCGCTGGAAATAAACGGATCTGCGCACCGATAATTGTGAAGTATGTCGGGCCTGTCGTCTGCCCCTGATACGGGGCGATCGGTGGCGAAGTATTGTCTGGAGCCGACCATCCTGAAGCCATTACCTGCATCTGCTCGTCGGGCGCGAGGTAGGATAGAACTCTTGATGTGTCGGCAAGCAGTAGCTGGTAGACTGTCAAAAAATCTGTCGGCAGGTCGACATAGTCGCTATGCGCAAAAAGCGTCGTTCGCTTGATAGAGCTTGGATGATTTAGTCGCGTCATATCGCGCGAAATGCGCTGAGTAGCGAGAGCCACAAAGTTCGGGATAGCCGAGACAAGATCCTGCCGGTTCAAAACGTCTGCGACGGTATTGCAAAGCGACTGAAAATCGCCACTGAACGTCGGGCTGGCAAAGGTGGTCATCGGCAGAACCTAAATGCGTGAGTTAGGATATATTTCATCAGGAGAAGCCGACGATGTCAGTCGACGTCGAACCAGTAGATTTCACCTTCGACGTGCGGACCCATAAAAAGCCGCCTGATGGCACGTTGGCGAACTGCACGGTGTCGCCACCCTCTGTGACAACCGTCAGCGTTCCACCAGTGCCGACATACAGGTAACTGAAGACGTTTTCAGCCGTGTCGCTCTTCGTCACAGCAACAGCGTTGGTGGCGACATATGCCGCAGATTGGTTGTTCATCTGAGTGCTCCTAATGCGTCAGCAGCGCCCCTGCCAGACACGGAATTTCTTGTTGTCGGCGTCATTCATCCAGCGACGCCACGCCGCCTGATCGTGATACCACCCCTCGCGCATGGCGCGCTCGACGACTGTCACGGGCACGCGGGCGACATGCTTCAGATCGCCACCCTGACGATGCTCGTCGGAGAGAGCCTTGGCGCTCTCGATCGCGTCCTCGACGTCCTCGATCGTCTCGATCGTGAAGTCTCCGAATGGATCGCCGTCGTCGTTGGTGTGCAGCACGCGGACAACGGAGCCAGTGTGGTCGTAGATGACCTTTTGAGACATGCTATTTCCCATAAAAAAAGGGCCGCTCGGAAGCGACCCTCATTGTCAGAATGTGCCGAATGCTTACGAAGAAGCGATGTCCGGCATCTTGGCGTGCGCCTTTTCGTTGCGCATCTCGAGGCCGTATTCCGCGACGATCATCTTCGTCTCGGCGTCGCCGATCTTAGCGATGTCGACCGTCTGGAACGGGCGGTAGTAGGAAACCGCCGCATACTCGGGATCGAGCAGGAAGACAGCCGAGACTTCCTTCGACGAGATGGTGCGCTTGCGCAGCCAGCGCGAGGGCACGATCTTCACGTCGCCGAAGTCCGAGCGGTAGATGTCTACGGTGTTCACCGCCTCCACCTTCGACACGGCGATCTGCGAGCCGGAGCGGCCCGTGAACGTCGAGATCTTGCGCTTGATGATCGGGCGCACAAGGGCGACCTTCGGCTCCGCGCCGTTCTCATACGCCGTCTGCAGGATGTCGTTGAACAGCGTCTCGGTCAGCGCCACCGAGGTGGAGCCGTCCGTCAGAGCCGCCGTCTCCGACACCGCATTGGCGTAGGACGAACCACCAGCTGACACGTTGGTCGTGATCCAGTGCTCGAGGCCACGGGTCTTGCGGGCCGTGCCGGTGGAGGCGTCGGTGCCGGCGACACGCGCTTGGTTGGAGCAGAGGATGGTCTCCATGTCGCGCTTCAGAGCTTTGGACATGATCGCCATCTGGTGCGCCATTTCCGAGCGGCGGCCAGCGTTGTCGGCGCTCTCCTGCGAGCCCGACACAGTCGCGTCACGCTCGGAGATCTGCGTCGTGTTCGACAGGCGAACAGTCGGCTGCGCAGCGGCGCGGGAAAGCTCGAAACCTTCCTCGCGGGCGTTGTTGGCGTCGACAGCCGGCAGGGCTTCAGTCTGCCAGTCGAAGATACGGTTCTTGACGTTGCGACGTCCGACGCTCGAAATGAACGGCGTGTCGAACGGGTCAATGTTGTAAATTGTGTTGCTGAGGTCTTCTTTGCCACCCTTCGCGGTGTAGCTGGTGAAGACGTTAGTGATCTGAGGCATGATGCCTGTTCCTTTTAGATGAGGCCTTCAAAGACAGACGCCGCGTCGCGGAGGCTGCCGGTTTTGGCGAGACGTTTGCGCGCTTCGATCTGCTGACGGTTTTGCTGCGTCATCGGCTTGGACGGCGGAGCGGCGGGGCGGAGCGCCTTTTCCAGCGGCGCGTCGGCGCGCGGGCGGCTTTTCAGCAGCTCGCGGTAACGCATGCCGTCGGCGGCGATCGCGACAAGGCGGGCGTCATAGGCCTGGTTGATCTCGTCGTCCGAGAACCCCTTGCCCTTCAAGTAGTCCCGCACTCTCGGGCGGTCCTTCTCGTATGCCTGCTTGTCTTTCCACTCGGGAACCAGCTCTGGGAGCTTCTGCGCGTTCTCTGCCACGAAGGCTTGGAGCTTCTGCGCCTGCTCGACCTGAGTGCGTTCCTGCAGCCGGCTCATTTCGGCCTGTATGGCCTGC